CTTTTTTCCCATTCTTCACATTCAATATTATTATAAGCAATAAAGAAAGCATGATAAGATATTTTTTTACCATTGAAGTTCCAACCATTGAAGTCCCAACCATTGAAGTTCCTACCATTGAAGTCCCAACCATTGAAGTCCCTACCATTGAAGTCACCACCATTGAAGTCCCAACCATTGAAGTTCCAACCATTGAAGTTCCAACCATTGAAGTCACTACCATTGAAGTCCCTACCATTGAAGTTAAACTTTTGTGTATCATTCTCAAGATATAAATTATGACACTTTACATCTCTTAATTCTTTTCTGATAAATTGATATTCAATTCTAACATTTTCATCTACTGAAAGGTCTTTATTTTTATCTACTAATTTTGCTAGTTCTTTTGAGTTTTTTATTATAAGCATATTATTTATTCTTAGTTATATTACTTGCAAAAGCTACGCCTAAATTATACTTACCTGTCTTCTTGTCTTTCTTCCAGCCTTTCTCTCCATACTTCTTTTTACGGGCTTCTAAGGCTTTATAAGAAATCTCTTTTCTTCTTTCAGGTGTTAATTGACTTCTATTAAAAGCCCAGTAAAACTTAGAAACTTCTTTTTTCTGTTCTTCGTGAGTCATAGACTTCCATTTTGAGTTTTTTTCTAGTAGTTCTAAAATCATATTAAGGTAATAGTTCTTTTATTTCATTACATTTTTTATCAACCCAGTTTCTCCAAAATGTATCAAAAGGAGTTTGTTGATTAGTATTGTTTTTCCAGTAAACAAATAAACAGTCTCGTAATCTTTTACTTGGGCTTTTATCCTCTGAAAACTCTGGTACATTTTCAGTTGGTATATCTTCAAGTTTTACATTTTCCGCAAAGACAAACCAACCAAAACTATCTAATAAAGTAAATACTTCTGACATCTGCTCTGCTGTTGGTTCATTAGTATCAACTGTTATTCTTATAGTCTTATCAGATAATGTAGAAACTTTTTTTATAATAGCTGGTAGTTTAATCATACTAAAATGGAATATCTTCTACTTTAATTTCTTTATTTAAAACTTCTCCTTGTGAAATTGGTTTAACTTCTCCAAATACTGCGTTTTCTAACTTTATAATTCTATCAACAATAGCACTTAGTTGAGGACTTTGTTGAACTGCTCCTTGTTTGGCAACTGCTAAATCATCAGCAGGCTTTATAACTTTAATTAAGCGAAAGAAAGTTCCAGCATTTTGAGGATTTGGTCTCTCATCATATCCTATTTCAAAACTTTTTCCTTGTGCCGATAAAGCAATAGGTGAAAAGAATTGATAAGCCTTTGTCTCTGTTCCGTCCTGCTTGTTTCTCCAAATTGAATATACTTTTCCTGTTATATCTACAACTTTGAGACGCTTTGTCTCTAAACCTACTTCTTTAACTGTGATTATTTCATTGATTAATTGTTCTGACATATTATTGTGTTGGATTAATTGATTTATTAAGTCTTATGATATTCCGAGCCAGTTCCAAAGTTTCTTCTTTGTGCTTTTCCTAGTTAATCTCTGTTTCTCCTGATTGGCGATTATCTTCTTTCATCTCCTTATAGACTACTTGGCTTAGGATTGATATTGATGTAAAGTCTAAGTTCATATTAATAATTTAATACCATTTTTCTAATATCTCTAATTGCTAATTTTACACTTCGCTTATCCTCAACTCTTGAGAAATAAGCTGAACATACTTTACAACCGTCTTCTTCTGATTTATGGCAATCGTGATTTTCATATTCTTGAGCCAATTCTTCAAAAGGCATTTGGTATAAGATTTCATCGTTCATATAATTTATGTTTAATAATTAGGTCAGATATAACAGCTTTTATTTCATTCCAGTTTTGAGTTTCCCCGCCGTCTGGTCTCATTGAGCCATGCACTCGTTAAGATTGTTAGCGGACTGTTTTATCTTGACATAAGTATTATAGCTTATCTTTATAATGATGTCAAATACCTAACTGTTAATAACTTTATATAGTTATAATAGTGTTTCTTGCCTAGTCTGATTTTCTACTCTCTCTATTCCAGCGTCAAAGTATTCTTTATCAAGTTCACACAGGTCTAATTGATAGTCCATATAATGACAAGCAATAGCAATTGACATAGAACCTCCGTGAGTATCTAGTATCTTGTCTCCTTCTTTAGCGTAGTTTTTAAGTAACCATTTGTAGAGAGAAACTGGTTTTTGGGTGGGGTGGATTTTTTTTCTTGTGCTGGATTATTTAAATATCCAAATCCTATCCAATCGTAAGTAAATCTTCGTAATAAACAATCAAACGATGTCCACGCTAATTCACCATCTGAAAAATTTGTATTTAATGCATTTGTTATTTTTTTATCCCAGAATACCCAACCTCTCTTAACGGGTAATAAATCAGCAAAGTAATTACCGCCCCAAATTATTTGATTTTTACTTACTCTTTGTAATTCTTGAAAATATAGTTGGTTTGGTCTTTCGTTATCCCATCCCTTTTTTAAGTGATGTTGTATATTTGAAAATGTATCTGCTTTCCCACTTTTTCCTTTAACTGTTGTGCATCCGTCAAAATTTATTCCATACGGAGGGTCGCAAATGGCTAAATCATAATACTTATCAGGTATATCCTTCATAAACTCCATACAATCACAGTTATAAAAATTCATTCCTTGTATTATTTTATCTGGTTTTTTCATATTGATTTTATTGCGTTATTTTGATATAAAATATTTAAAACACATTATTCGGCTACTAAGCATATAAAATGGCTTAGAAGCGATTTTAGAGGGCTATACGGGGCTAATAATCAGCTATTGTCCCCTCTCATTATATCTTTCAACTAACTTCCACCACCATTGTTTTAAATTAAACAAGATTACTTTCATATTCTTTTAATTCTTTTAATTTATTTTCCCAAAATAATTTATCACATTTTTGTGTTTTAATACTACGCTTTCTAATTTCTTCATATTGTTTTGGTATATTATTTATAAGCCACTCTGTACTTTCTGTTGGACAAGCGTGGAAACTAAATGAATTTCTACTACCTGCGAATGACTGATGATGGCTAGCACATAAACAAATGAGATTATCTAAGTCTGCACTCATTGACTTATGAAGTCCCTCGTGGAAGATATGGTGAGAGTGTATTTGTTTTTTTGTTCTATCTACACCACAATATTGACAAGTATAATTACTTTGTATTTTATTTATTTGTTTAGCGAGATTAACACACCTTTTTCTTAATGCTTCAACTTGTTGTTGTTCTGTTTTAACTTTTTTCTTCTTAGGCTTAGTCTTTTGTTTAGCAATAGATTTCTTAACTGACTTATTACGGAGTTCTTGTTGGTGTTCTAAAAGATGTTGGAAACAGTATTTGGCTGATTGCTTACAAGTTTCTTCTTTACATTTTTTACAGGTTTTCATAATAAATTAGTTATCCCCTAGAATAATTTAGGGTTATGATATTGTTGTTTTCTCATTTCAATAGTTTCTTTCGTATAAACATTTTCATCAAAAGCTGAGGGGTCTTTTACAAGTTCATAAATATAGTCTTTACCTGTTTCAGTTTCTTTATAATAGGCTTTAAATACCCAACCTTTACTTTCAAGTGTTTCTATCAAAGCTCCAAGCCTTGAAATGTATTTGGATAGGCACCAATTCCTTGATACTTTCCCAGTAGTTCGTAATTGTTGTTTGATTAAATCTGTTTGGGACATATAGTTAGATTAAGGTTTGTTGTTTTTCTTCTTGAACTGCTTTTAACCTTGCTTCAATTATTGGGATATACTCCTCTGTCATTTCTATACCTATATACTTAAAACCATTTTGTTTAGCAGCGACAAGAGTTGAACCTGAACCACTAAACGGGTCTAATACTATTCCACCTTTGGGTGTTACCATTTTGATTAAGTATTCCATAAGGGCGATTGGTTTAACTGTTGGGTGGTTGTTTTTATGTGAAGGATTTTTATGTTCCCCATCCAGTCCTTGTCGTACAAGGACTCTGCTTTCAAGTTCCTCACACCCCCTATTTCTCTCACTCTTACTTGCTTTTGCTTGGTAGATTATTGATTTGAAGTTTTTTCTTTCTCCTATATTCTTTTTGATGTTTTCGTTGGTATTCTCTGGCAGAGTTTTTAATTCTACCAAGCAGTCACCACAGATTAACCGACCCTTAGTCCTTTCGCTTTGTGTCTTGTCAAATGACATTTTAGACATAAAGTTATTAAATTATTTAAGTTATTATTATTATTTATTTTGTAGTTTTCAATATGATGGCATTGAATAACTTTTCCACTATCTTGTTTGTAGTCTCTTTTTCCAATACATCTAACTCCACAATCTTGACAAATAAATTTATCTCTCTTATAAATCTCTTGTCTTAATGTTTCCCAATCATTTCCACGCCAACATCTTTTGTTATAACTTGAACCATTTTTATATGCTGGGTTATTTTTTCCAAGCATCCTTTGTTTTAATGCTATCTCATAGCATTTACGAGAACAGTATTGTTGAGTTTTTTTTCTATATACATACTCTTTTTGGCATACTTCACATATTTTAGGTTCTTTTCTTTTACAATTATATGGTTTTATTACCATTCTTTTTGAATAACCTAAACTACGACCCTTATAAGCACATTCTTGGGAACAATATGTAGCGTGGCATTTTTTATAAACACGCTTTTCAAATTCTTTTTTACAAATTGGACAAATATGTTTTTCCATAAATCAAGTATAACATACCCATAAATTGAAGTCAAGTTAATGCTATCTACACTATTATCTTCTAACTCTTTTAGTTTTATTAGGCAATCGCCTACTATTATTTTATTTACTTCCATATTATTTAGATTTAGTTATTAAAAGTTGATTATTATATTCTTCTTCACTTTTAACAGTATCATTAGCTAACTCTGGGTAGTAAGAATAATCTAACTTTATTTCTGGATTACTAGCGTCAACCCATTGATTAAATTGTTTAATTACTTTAGTTCCGTCGTGTAATCTACCTTGTGTAATTTCTTTTTTAGCAATTACTCTGAAAAACTTAGTTAGGAATTGACCTTTAAACTCTATAACATCTTGTTTTTGTAGTTCTAATAAAAACTTTTGAACTTCTTCTTTTGTCATTGGTATTTTAGTACCAGCGTCATAAATAACTTCGTACATATTAATTACTTATAGAGCCTATTTTAAGACCCTTTGAATTATCTTTTTGTTGTTTAGATTTAGCCCAACTTTCTAGGGCAGACCATTTATCCTTTAGTTGGAGTGGAGTAGTTATAACTGGCATATAAGGTTCTCCGTGAAATTGACACGCAAACTCCGCAACCTTTTTAACCTTTTCAAACCCCTGAAGTCTAACCATATCTTCCACCGCTTTTCTTTGAGTCTTATTTCCAAAGTTTATATTCCTGTTAATAGTGTTATAGAAGATATTAAATACTTCATTTATCTGCGAGGTTTCCTCGCTAGTTATTACTTCTTTATCATTCTTATCATTATTATCATTATTGTTTGTTTCTTTTAGCTTTCTTTTTGCTTTCTCATTTGCTTTCTTTTGGCTTTCAATGTCTTGATAATCTTCCCAGTTTTTTATCTTAATTAAGGTATATTTATTGGTTTTTTTGCTTTCAATCATTCCAAGTTCTTCTAACTTATTTACCCAAAAATGTATTGTTGACATAGCAAACTTTAAGTCATCTTGTAAATGTGGAAATGAAGTCATAAATTCACCTTGTTTAATTTTAATTATTTTACGACCAATTAGTAAGTCTTTTTCTTGATGATTTGCTCTTAAAAGAAACCAAATCCAAATCTTTAGAGCCTTTTCATTTTGGAATATAGCACTATCTTCAAGTTTCCTCCATAGTTTTACATATCCTCTATACATAACAAAAAATCTATTAACTGGAAGCCACCTTGTCCATCGCCCTCACGAGGCGACCACTGATTTTACAGTGTAGATGGTTTCCATTTAATAGATTGTTATGTGTGAGTATTTTGGACATATTTAATTGTTCATAGAAATTATAACATTTTTATAAAACCTTGTCAAATTTAACTGTTAATAACTCACGACGACGGCGGAATAATACCACTTCACTTGTAATCTACCTGGTGTAGTGTATAAACTACCGCAGATTGCCGTCGCCTTCGTGAATTATTTACACTCCCAGTAATGTTTATACTTGGGATATAGTTTATTAAAACACTTAATTTGGTCAATATCTGACTTTATATCTCCTTCGCAGAAATGATTAAAAGTCTCTGGTTTGAACATAAGCAGTCCTTCTGCTCCGCTACCTTCCCAGTTTTCTCTATATTTACCTAGTTGACTTTCACATCTTGCTATCCGCTCTACTACTTCTGGATTATCCGCATACTTCCAGATAAGCTCTAAAGGTTCTAGCGGTCTCTGAAAAGTCTATCTAACTGTATCTGTTCAATCTTATAATTTTCTGTTCTTTCTATTTGTTGCCAATTTAATATAGAGTCTTGTTTAATAACATTTGCTACCCACAAAATAACTAATAACCCAAATATTATAATCCCAATCATTATTTTACCATATTCTTTTGAGTAGTATGTAATTGGCTCTTCGCTCCTTTCAACTACTTCTTGGAAACCATATTTTCTTGAGTTCATATAATTTATTTTAAACTTCTATTCGCTTGGGGTGAGTGATTATCTCAGCAGTCAAGTTCTTGATTATCCCCACCCCAGCGTTATTTGGAGTGATGAGAGTATTTATATTTATTACTCTCTGTATGATTTAATAATATCATATCTATATAATGATGTCAAGTAATATTTTATTACATCTGTGGATAAAATCTAAATTATACTTATTTTTTAGCTAAAATAAGCCAATTTGCTATACTTAAAAATACCTGTTATACTGTATTTAGATAGATAAAATCATCGCTTAATTTCTGGAAAAACAAGCATAGTATTGTGAGGTCTAATCAGGCTCATAATACTTTCCAGAGATTAGTCGGGGGTTATCCTGTCATTAACATCCGTGCTTGTATGGTTATTCTTTCAAAGAAACGGAAGCCCTGTGGAAAGTAGGGTTCTTTGTGTTATGCCTTCAACAATAGCACAAATTGAAATCTATGAGGAAGAACGAGCTAAACTTGTTTTGCAATTAGATAAATTTTGTTATTCAGTAAAGGGTAATTTAATTGTAATGTTTAATCGTTGGATGGAAGTAGATGGCTTTGGACACTCAGGATTACTTTATAAAATAATTGACTTAGATAAAAAGATAGAAAACCTGAGAATGAAGTTAGTTAATCAATCGTTGTAGGCGGGTAATAAGTGCTTTCACAAACTCTTACTAGGCACAGCTAAGATTTGTAAGCAGAGGCGAGGCATTCCGCAACTTACCCCTCGCCTATAATAATTGATTAGTACAATTCAGCTAACAGTCGGTCTTTCCCAGTATTTTATAACGACTAGAAATAAGAATAATCCTGAAAAAATCAAATATAGCTACCTCCCTAGCTTGTTGCTTATTAGATAGGCGGTAAACTAGGTAGTGAATGGGGACTTTTTGATTAAAAAATCTGAAACCACTAATCTGGGCAGGAAAGGTGGATAGGATGTAATCGTTAGCTGATACAGAATATCCACCAATTCATACCCACTTACTAGGGCAGAATGTCCCCCTAACTTTATTAAAATGGTAACAATACAGGAAATCGGCTGGAAGGCTTGTCTTAGATGTAAGAAGTCTATCCCTTTATTAGAACAAGGCTCATTATGTAAGTCTTGTCAGTCTTTCCTTGATAAGATTAACTACAAAAGAGAAACTAAAAAACAATATTTATCTAACGCTTTGAGTAAAGCCTATGGTAAAAAGAAATAAACAAGTAGGAGGAAATCACTACTCCAAACATAAAATACAATGTTGGAGTATAATTGATGAGTATAAACTTAATTATTACGAGGGAAATATTCTTAAATACCTTCTAAGAGATAAAGATAATCGCAAACAAGATTTATTAAAAGCCCAACACTATTTAGAAAAACTTATAAGCATTACTTAATATGGACTTATCAAAACTTTCAATCACTGAGCTAAAAGCTCTTAAATGTGATGTATATGAAGCTATACAACAAGCTCAATATAATTTACAAGTCATTAGTGCGTAAATTGAAAAAAGAAAGAAAGAAAACGAAGGAAATAAAGAAGAGATTGAAACTGTTAAAAAAATTAAAAATCCAAAGTCAAGTTAAAGATAGTTTTGAAGAAATATTAAAAGCATCTGGTATAAGCCCTGATGATAAAGACCTAATGAAATAGGTATGTTCCCTAATTGCATATATGAAAATTATTATAGATATCAAAAAGAAGGTTTAGTTTACTTAGGTATAGAAAATAATGAACATACTTGGATTTTTCCAAATGATAAAAGCACAATAAGAAAACTAAAATTAAAAGATTATAAGACAATAATAGAAAGAAGAATAAGCCATTGGTTGTTGATGGAAAAAATACATTTTAAAAATAGAAGAAAATCATTTAGAATATATAGAACTTATCCATTTGGATTTGTATTAACTTATAGAGGAAATATTATAATTAAATAAGTATGGCAGATGTAGGAAGACCAACTTTAATGACTGATGAGAAAGTCAAAGAAATAGAAGGATATTTTAGTGTAGGAGCTACTGATTTAGAAGCTTGTTTTTTGGCTGGTATTAGCAAACAAACTCTATATAACTATCAAGAAAATAATCCAGAATTTGTTGACCGAAAAGAAGCTTTAAAGAATATGCCTAAATATAAAGCTAAAAAGAATATAGTAAAGGAAATAGAGAAGGGAGATAAAGAAACTTCTAAGTGGTATCTTGAAAGAAAGGATAGAGAATTTAAAAACAAAACAGATATAACAACTGATGATGAGAGTATTAATCCATTATTAGTTAAATTTATAAACGAAGATGACAAAGGAAGTTCTGATACCACAGGAATATAAAAGATTATTTGATACTGATTGGAGAGAAGCAGCAATTTATGGTGGCAGATACTCACTTAAATCTCATACAGTAGCAAGAGTTCTTTTAATACGAGCAAGACAAAAGAAAATAAGAGTTGCTTGTTTTCGTGAGTTTCAAAATTCAATAGCAGACAGTTCTTATCAATTACTAGTTGACCTTATTAAGGAATATAAACTTGGGGATTTTCAAATAACACAGAACTCTATAATAAACACTTTAAATGGCTCTGACTTTATCTTTAAAGGACTTTGGAATAATGAACAAAGTATTAAATCTATTGAGGGTATAGACATAGCTTGGGTTGAAGAAGCACAAACAGTTTCTGAAAAGAGTTTAGAGGTTCTTACTCCAACAGTTCGTAAAGATGGCTCACAAATTATTTACACCTATAATAGATTACTTGAAGAAGACCCAGTTCATAAACGCTTAGTTTTAGAAGGACGACCTAACACCTTAATTATAAATGTTAATTACGATATTGCTTTAAAGTATAATATGATGCCAGAAGTTATCAGATTAGAAATGGAAGATGATAAAGCTAAACGACCTGGATTATATAAGCATAAATGGTTGGGAGAACCACACAACTTAGAAAGAAAGATTTATAAAGATTGGCAGATAATTGATGAGATACCTCACGAAGCAAGACTTGAAAGATACGGAATGGACTTTGGATATAGCAACGACCCAACAGCTATTGTAGCAATTTATAAATATAACGGAGGATTTATATTTGATGAGATAACTTTTCAAAAAGGACTTAGTAATAAACAGATAGCAGATGTGCTTTTAAATGTTCCTCACGCTCTAGTGATAGCTGATAGTGCCGAGCCTAAGAGTATTGATGAGATTAAAAGCTATGGTATTTATATACTGCCAGCTAATAAAGGACAAGGAAGTATAAATCAAGGTATTCAATATGTTCAAGACCAGCGTTGCTCAATTACAAAGCAAAGCACTAACATAATAAAAGAATACCGCAATTATTTATGGAAGACTGATAAAGACGGAAAAATAATAAATGTACCAGATAATGGTTTTGACCACTCAATGGATGCGATAAGATATGCTTTGGAGAGCTTTAAACCTAAGCCAACTAACAGCTTTACAGCTAAAAAGAAAACTTTTATATGAAGTTATACGAAATTATAGACCAAACAATTAAAAAAGGTGAAGAAGTTATATCATTAAAGAGTGGTAAGACTTTTAATTACTTTGAGACCTTAAAAAGAATTAACTGTTATATCAATAACAGATTTTTAGAAAGAGAAGATGGTATATTTTGGAATATCTCATCATCTCGTATAGTTCATTTTGCCAAGAACATTGACCTTGACACAAAGGATTTACAACCTTATGCTGATGGAGAAGTATCTTATGTTCAGACTTGGATATTAAAGATGAAGTTTTATAGATGGTTAGAAGATAATCATTTTGCTCTTACTTTGAATGAACGCTCAAATGGATTATCAACTTATGGCTCTTGGGTTTGGAAAGTAATTAAAAAAGACGGTAAAAAACATTTAGAAACGGCAGAACTTTATAATTTATATTTTGACCGCTCTGTAAAATCTTTAAGAGAAACTGAAATTGTAGAAAAGCACGAACTTACTAAGAAAGAGATTAGAGATAAAGCTGATGTTTGGAATTATACTGATGAATTATTAAGAGTTAAACCAGAAAAGAACGGAAAATATTGTATTTATGAATTCTGGGGCTATGATGATGAGGGAAATTATAAACAATGTTTCTATTCAGAGAGACTTAAAGACAAATACCTTTATGAGACAGATAGAAAAGAAAAGGACTGTCCATATTATGACTTTCATTTAGGAGATTACAGAGGTCGTTGGTTGAGAGAGGGAATTGTTGAACGCTTATTTTCATTACAAGAACAAGCAAATAAACTTGTTAATCAGAATGATAGTTACAATGATATTGCCTCACTTCTTTTACTTCGTACTGCTAATCCAGAAATTCAAGGGAATGTATTACAAGATGTTGAAAATGGAGAGATTATCAATTCTGATGATTTACAACAAATTGGTATTTCAAATCTATCATTTAATAATTTTATAAACCAATTAAGAGAGATAGAAAATAAAGCTGACCAGATTTGTTTAACACCTCAAATTATCTCTGGGGACCAATTACCAAGTGGCACACCATTCAGAAGTATAGCAGTAATGACTAATGCTGCTAAATCAGCTTTCTCACTTATTCGTGAAGATATTGGAGAGAGTACAGGTTATTTATTGAAAGAGGTTATATTCCCTGATGTAGTTAAAGAATGGAACAAAGGAGAGTTATTTGAAATAGGAAGAGATGAGGCTGATGTACAATACTTTACGAAACAGGTTAAAAAGTTAGGTAAATGGAAAACTTTTGTAGATAACTTGCTGAAAGGTAAGAATATGACAATGGAAGATATGAACGCTCTTGATGAAGTAATGACAGAACAACTATCTGAAAATTTACCTAAAATAGAAATACCTGAAAATTTCTTTAACTTTAAATTCCATATCAGAACACAAATTACTTCTGAAAGTGTGGACAAAGCCCAAAGAAATGACGCTTTAAATACTGTTCTGGGATGGGTACAAGCAAATCCTGCTATAATAGATATTCCATACTTCAGACAATATTGTGAAGAAAATGGAATAAACTATTGGAGATTAACACCAGACCAAAGAGAACAGCTACAAATGCAATCACAACAACAAGGTGGAGGGCAAACACCACCAGAACCTATTGGCACAAAAGATAAATTATCAGGTATAGTAGACACACAATAATATGACATTAAAAGACTTTGTAAAAACTAACGAGTGGCAAGAAATCCAAGTAATGTTTTATGAAGAAATGGATAAGTTAAACAAAACTATTCCATACAAGGACAAAGATATTGAACAGGTTGGAAAGCATTATATCGCAAGACAAGAAGCGATTGAAATTATAAAGCGTGTATTAAGACGGATTGAAACTGTTACTAAAGAAATAAAGCCAATAAATCAAAGCTATAAATAGACTGGCAGACACCGAGGTTCGAGTCCTCGGCTATTACTAGAGTTATTGCACCTCTCAAAAGCATATCGGGTTAACTTCCACCCTTTAACAGGAATACATATCTTCTTATTATGGCAGAAGAAAACATTGTGGAAACACAAGTTGAGAATCAGGACTCTCAAAATACTGACCAAGAACTTGACTTGGAACTAGACACAGAAACTACTGATGAAGTAGTGGAAACTGATAAACAAGTTGAGGCAACAGACAATGCCGATGTAGAAGCTCTTAAAGCTGAATTAGAAAAGCAAAAAGAGCAAAATGCAAAACTTTATGCCAGGTTAAAAAAGCAACCTGAAGTAAAGAAGTCTAATACTGTAAAAAGTGATAATTCAGAAGGCAACATTGAACTTATTGAGTTCTTTGCTAAGGGAAACTCCAGAGAGGATTACGAAAAGCTAAAGGTTATTATGAAAGGCACAGGTCTTTCTATGTCTGAAGCTATGAACGACCAACTTTACCAATCCTATAAGGAAAAGAAAGATAAGGAAGCTCGTGATGAAAAAGCTCAAATAGGAGTTTCAAAATCTAATAGTTCTTCTACTAATTTTGGGATTAAACCTGGAATGACACAAGAAGAACACAAAGAAGCTTGGAAAAAACTCAATTCTAAATAGTTCTTTAAAACTTGTTGCCGATAACTTATATTTATATGGGTTTAGGTGAAATAATTGCCTAATTAAAATTCTGTATATGCTGGAATAACTCGTTAAGTTTTCATTACTAATTATGTAATAATATGAATAATAGAGTCAATCAGCAGAGAAATATAGGATATATCTTGGGGGTTTTAGACAGTGATGGTTGTATATCATTAAATAAAGCTGGTAAAACTAAAACTCCACCAATATTCGCTAAATTACTACCAAATGTGTCAATTTCAAATACAAGTTTGAAACTAATTGATAAATGTGTAGAAATTCTAAAGGAAAACAATATACCTTTTTATATTAGAACTGCTAATCATAATATAAAACATAAACCAATTTATACTATAATGATTAGTGGGTTGAAAAGGGTAAGTAAATTTATAGAGATATTTATAGAAAATGATTTTGCTAAAAAAGATAGGTTGTCATTATTAGATGAGTTTATAAAATTGAGATTAAATTCAATAGATAAACATCCAGCTAATAAACCTTACAGCAAAAGAGAATTAGAAATACTAAATGAAATCCATATATTAAATGAAATAGGTGGAAAAAGTAGATACATCTATAAAGTTCTAGACCCAAATAAAAATTCCTTAGAAAGATTAGAATGGAAACACACAAAAATGGAAGAGCTTGTTAATAAAGGATGGACACAAAAAAAAATAGGAAACTTTTTTGGTATAGACCAATCAAGTGTTAGCGAATGGATAAAAAGAAATCCAATAGACTCTCAACGACTACCATCAGAACTACAAGAAGTAGAAGGTATAGTCTAGTCTTGTATGAGAATACAAGTTAATACAAACGACAAACCATAATTCATCTACAACTCTTGCACCTTTTATCCCTAGCCTATAATTTTGGGGATATAAAACCTCGTCTGATTAATTGGGAAAGCCCGACAGGGTAACCCACAAGAACCTTGACAGTTAAGTAAAACATGGAAAAAAGAGCAGAACTTTATAAAAAAATAATTTTACTTAATCATCGTGGACTTGCAGAGACTAAGTGATGAGGACAGGGAAACCTGTATGCGATAGTCCGAACTGCACGAATAAATAAAGGTGCAGAGATGGGTAGAAATATCCCATCCCCTCGCAAGAGGAGTAACAAAATGGAAATTTGGGGACAATCAATCAACGAATATTTTCGTGAAGATTTGAAGTTCGCTTCATTCTTTACCGATAGAAGTGAAGAGTTGGCTGACGGTGGTGATACATTGCATACACCAAATGTAACTGCAATGACCGCCAATCTAAAAGTTCCTGGTTATGAAGTAACCTTGAACAACGCTACTGAAGGTTCAGTAGATTTGGTAGTAAGTACACATTACGAAGTATCTTTCTTGATTGAAGACAAGGAAGTTGCTCAAATGAAGAAATCTTATAATCTTCAAATGCAGAAAGCTAAAGACGCTGGTTATGAAGCTGCTTCCACTCTTGAGAGTGCAATCGCCGCTTTATTTGCTGGTTTCTCAACTTCTGTTGGTGCTTCTACTACTAATATTGCTGATTCTGATATCTTGGCTGCTATTGCTACTTTAGCAAGTAACAAGGTAACTGGAATGAAACAAGATGGCACACCAGGACAAGATGTTAATTTCATCTTCCACCCTAATACTTGGTATCGTCAAGTATGTGCTATTGATAGATTTGCATTGGCTCAAAACTCACCTGGCAATAATCCAGCTGGTTCAAGACCAATGTTCTCTGTCTATGGTATTCCTGCTATTGTTTCTGCCAATGTTCCTTATGTAACTGGTACAACTGGTCGTGTAAACTTATTGGCTCATCGTGATGCTATTCATTGGGCTAAAGCTTCTCTTCCAAGTACTCCAGGTTCATTTACAGGAACTGAAGGTGTTAGAGTTCAAACTAACTATATCCCACAATATCTTGGTTGGTTGACAACTTCAGATATTTTGTTCGGATGTATTGAAAATAGAGATAATGCTGCTGTTCAAATTTTGACACACGCAACAAAAGCATAACAAATTAAATAAATAATTTGCTTTCGTGGGTTGGGTTTTCCACCTAAACCCACGTTGGAAAGGAAGTAAAATATGGGAAAAACAACAATCGCCTCTGAAGTAAAAAAAGAGGTAACATTTATAGGAAAATTAGGGACTTATAGATTTCCTTTTTCTCCTGATATTGGAGATGTAAACAAGAACCCACAAAAATATGAAGAATATAGGGTTAAAAGAGACGAAGAAATAGCTACTACACCTGACCCAGTTGAAAAAGTAGAAGATAATGTAGTAGAAGAAAAACCTTTACAATTTGAAGAAATTACACTAAATGGCAAGACATACCGTAAGATTATAGGTAATGAAGAAACTATTGAATTAAATGGCGTTAAATATAGAGCCGTATGAAAGTATATAAATACTATGGAAATAATAAATTAGACCCCTGGTATATTAACCCACAATCAAAATGGTGGCTGAAGATAAAAAGATTTTTTATTCATCCAGTATTAACTTGTAATAATTGTAATACCAATATTCTGCGACAAAAGAAATGGTGGGGCGTAATAGATAATAATACTTATTGTCAAGACTGCTATAAATTAAAAAAAATATGAAAGTATATTTTGTTGGGAATGGATATGACGGTTGCTATTATGTTCGTTGTTTACAACCACTTATTCATAACGGTTGGGATGGTACTAAAACAAGTTTAGCAAGCCAGAGAGCAACACCAGAAGAGATGTTTCAAGGAGCAATGAACGCTGATGTAGTTGTCTTTCAACGCCCTGATGACCAGATGAAAGTGCAAGTAGTAGATTTATTAAAACAAGCAGGTAAAATAGTAGTCTTTGACAACGACGATACATACAAGCCTAATAGTGGAGTTCCTTTTCAAATGGCTCATAAAGAATATATTGCACAGATAGACAAAAACTTAATGGACTTCGTAAAGAAAGCAGACATAGTAACAACTACAACAGAATTTTTAGCACAAGAGTATAGAGAACATAATAAAAATGTTTATGTATTACCTAATTGTGTTGACCCTGATGATTGGGATGAGCCTTTGAAGAACGAAACAGACAAAGTTAGAATAGGTTTAGTTGGGTCAGTAACATTAAACGGTGATTATGACATTATTGTATCATTACTGAAACAATTAAGTGATAGAAAAGATATTCAATTAGTAGTCTTTGGACTTCCACCTAAAGGAGATAAGTTTAAAGCAATGCAAGACAGCCATAAGAAAGAAATTGAATTTTGGAACAGCTTGAATATAGAGTGGCAACCACTTGTTGGGATGAATGATTACTTTGAAACACTAAACGAACTACGCCTTGATATAATGCTTATACCAAGAGCAGAGAACTACTTTAACAAGTGCAAGAGTAATCTCAAGTTCTTAGAAGCTGGAATGTTAGAGATACCAGTAATCGCCTCAAGTTTCTCGGATGGCAACAGCCCTTATGACAAAGATATAGACGGAACGAACGGATTACTTTGTAAGACAGAAGAAGATTGGCAAATAGCGATTGATACCTTAGTAAATAATAAAGAGATAAGACGAGAGATGGGCAAAAACGCCAAGGAGTATGTATTAAATAATTATGACATTAAAAGTCACGCTAATAAATGGAAAGAATTATATGCAACCTATTTTAATAAATAATGAAAAGATTTTTGACCTCATTACAGTAAATGAAGGACACCAAGAGAATATTGACAAGATTTTAGATGAAATGCAACGCTTAGAAACTGAACTTAATAAACTCGCATTACAAAAGCAAAAGGTTAGAGATAAAATGCAAAAATTAGTAGCAAAAGAAGTTGGTAAATTAGAGGAATTTGTAATTATTAGTTCAGTAGTTAAAGAAGGTGATAAAGTAAAAATCAATTTAATAGATATGATAGAAAATTACAAAGAGCAATTAAGAAAACAATATGGACAGAGCAACTTACCAACAACTAAAGAGGATGAGTCTAAAGGAGAGACTAAATAAGAAATGGACACTAAGGGAAATTAGAGACTCAGTAATAGAGGTTTTAATCGCCCAAGATAAAGCTAAAAAGCGTCGTCAAGCTAAAAGATTTATATGAAAAAGAAATCAGCACAAAACCTAGCAGACATATCAGACATTTTAGATAGCTTTAATGCTACACATTGGCTTGATGGTGGAACAGGACTAGGAGCATATAGAGATAGAGATTTCTGCCAAGACGATGAGGATGATGTAGATATTGGAGTTTGGGGAAACTACTCTTACCTTATTCCAGAGATTATAAAGAAAGCAGAAGAAAAAGGTTTTACTTTATGGAATCACTTTACTGGCAATGAGAAACCTGATTTCGCTCCTGAACTTGCTTTTAAGAGGGATAGACTAAAAGTAGATGTGATATTCTACGAGAAAGTAAAAGGTGATGCTGTGGCTTGTGTGTTTAGTGGGAGTAAAGGAAATTGGCATTGTATTCCTCGTGTAGCACCTGCCCATTTCTTTGAAAACTTAGCTGATATAGAGTTCTATGGAAAGACTTATAAATGCCCAAGAGATATAGAAGGTTATTTAAAACTTAGTTATGGAGATTGGAAAACACCAAAGCATCGCTCACAGTATTCCTGTTATAACGCTGATGATTTGAGAGTATTAAAACCTGATTTCAAAATATGATAGCTTTAAATGCCTCAATAGCCGACTGTTATCATCAAGGACACGACAACATATTCAGAACAATGCGAGAAACAGGAAATAAAACTATTGTAGTATTACACGATGACTTGGCTTGTTATAAGATTAAAAAAAAGTTTCCAATTCAAAGTTTAAGACACAGAATAAGAAATGTTAAAAAGTCTGGTTTAGTTGATAAGGTATATATCACTCACTCCACAGACCCAGCAGACGCTTTTCAAAAGATAGTCAAGAAGTATGGAGCAAAAAACATAGAATACTTTAGAGGAGATGATTTAACAGAGAACTTTTTAGGACAATGGTATTTAGAGCAAGAGGGAGTAAAGATAACTTTCCTACCTTACACTAAAGGAATTTCAAGCACTAAAATAAGAGATGAAATATGTCGTTAAAAAAATATAAATGGATAGTTGGTTCAGCTGTTCATAAAAAGGGAGACATTGTTGAAATGGATGAGAACGACGCCAAAATAAGACTTATATTAAAACACTTAGTTCTTTTTACAGAAGATAAGAAAGAAGAAAAAAGAGCCGTTGAATTTCAGCAAGTTCATAATGAAGTAATGGATTATTTCAAAGACTTTGTGTCTTGGAAGAAAGCAGAAAAAGGAGTGGACGGAATCTGTTTTCACAAAAAAGATAAGAAAAAAGTATTAAAGATTTTGCCTGACTTATTAGAAAAAGGTTATGTGGTAGATGGGGAAGTAATTAAAAGTATTAAAGCAGATAACATTTGGATAACCAAACTGTATTTCGTATGATAGCATTTTGTATAAAAACATTTGAAAGACCAAAACAAGTAGAACGACTGGTAAGGTCAATCAAAGAGTTTTATCCAAAAGCTCATATTTATATAGTCGATGACAGTAAAGAACCAATGAAAGGTAGTTTCCCAATGGAATTTGATAGTGGTTTGAGTGCTGGGCGTAATTTACTGATTAGAAATACCAAAGAACCATACCTTTTATTCTTAGATGATGACTTTGTTTTTACAAAGGACACTAAGGTTGAAAAGTTAGTAGAACTGTTAGAGAAAAACCCAGAGTTTGGAATAATGGGTGGAGCAATGAGACAAGATGGGGTTATAAGACACTATGAAGGTTATCTAAAATTTGATGGTGAGAAAATGATTTGTAATAAAAACACCATACCAAGAGAAGATTTTATAGAAACAGGTTTGATATTAAACTTTTTCCTGGCTCGTAGAGAAGTATTTGATAGTGTTAGATGGGACAGCGACCTAAAACTAGCTGAACACGCTGACTTTTTCCTACGATTAAGCTACACAAAATGGAAAGTTGGTTATTACGATGGTGTAATAGTAGAACACAAGCCATTTAAGAATGGAGAATACAACAAGTTTAGAAATAGAGGTGAGTTTTTTACCAAAATGATGATGTATAAACGAGGTTTAAAAGAAATAGTAGGATATGACGGAAAAAAGTTTAGATTGTAGCGTAATAATACCTATCTGGGGCGATAAATACAACGAATATCTGTCTGAATGCTTGGAAAGTGTCTTTAATCAGACTGTAAAGATAGAAATAATCATAGTAGGCAGTGCGACAGACCTCCCAACAGCTCGTAATATAGGTATAAAACAAGCAACAGGGCAGTATATACTCTGTTTAGACGCTGATGATAGAATTAGCCCAGATTATATAGAAAAATGCCTAAAAGAGCCTTACGACGTAGTTGGAGGAGGAATACAAGAGTTTGGTGATTACGATAGATACACTTACATAGAACAGACAGGAGATTTTACAGAATATAATAAGATGCACTGCTCGGCTTTATTCAAGAAAGAAATGTGGGAGCAGTTAGGTGGATATGACGAGGCTATGAAGTCAGGGTATGAAGATTGGGACTTTTGGCATAGAGCAAGTAAAGCTGGATATACTTTTAAAATGATAGATGAGCCTTTATTCTTTTATAGAAAACACGGAAAGACAATGGTTAATGAAGCTTCAAAAAAACATAATCAATTAAGAAATTATATAATGAATAAGTGATATGCAAGATGGTAGAAACAAAAGAAAGAAAAAACAGATGGATGAACTATCAAGTTTTTTCTTTAGTCGTTACTCACTTGTGGTCGCACAAAACAACGAAGAGCGAGAGACATGTTTCAGCACAAGACACAAAGTTTATTGTGAAGAAATGAACTTTGAAAAAGAGCGCTCTACGGGATTAGAAGTCGACAGATATGATGACTATTCTGTCAATTGTTACATTAAACACCTACCGACAGGTGATTGTGCAGGTAC